ATGGCAAACAGAATGATCCTCAATGAAACGGCATGGTTTGGCCGGGGGGCGATAAACGCATTAACCGATGAAGCGGCGCGGCGCGGCTATCGTAAAGCATTGATCGTCACCGACAGCACTCTCGCCCGCTGCGGCGTGGCGGCGAAAGTCACCGACAAACTGGATGCCGCCGGGCTGGCATGGGATATATTCAGCGACGTGATCCCTAACCCGACCATCGCCGTGGTCCAGCAGGGGCTGCAGGCCTTTCAACGCAGCGGGGCGGATTACCTGATCGCCATCGGCGGCGGTTCGCCGCAGGATACCTGTAAGGCGATCGGTATTATTCAGCGTAACCCGGAATTCGCCGATGTCCGTAGCCTCGAGGGGCTGTCGCCCACCCGTCAGCCCAGCGTGCCGATCTTCGCGGTGCCGACCACCGCGGGTACCGCGGCGGAGGTGACGATTAACTATGTCATCACTGATGAAGAACAGCGGCGCAAATTCGTCTGTGTCGACCCGCACGATATTCCGCAGGTGGCCTTTATCGATGCCGATATGATGGACGCTATGCCGCCGGCGCTGAAGGCGGCTACCGGCGTGGACGCCCTGACGCATGCTATCGAAGGGTACCTCACTCGCGGCGCCTGGGCTTTGACCGATGCTCTGCACCTCAAGGCCATCGAGATCATCGCCGGCGCGCTGCGCGGCTCGGTTGCCGGAGACGCCGGCGCGGGGGAAGCTATGGCGCTCGGCCAGTATGTGGCGGGGATGGGATTTTCCAACGTCGGGCTCGGGCTGGTGCACGGCATGGCGCATCCGCTCGGCGCTTTTTACAACACGCCGCACGGCGTGGCGAATGCCATCCTGCTGCCGCACGTGATGCGCTTTAACGCTGAGGCGACCGGGGAAAAATATCGCGACATCGCCCGGGCGATGGGCGTCAGGGTGGAAGCGTTAAGCCTGACCGCCGCGCGCGAGGCGGNNGATAGACGATGCGTTAATCGCGGCAATTCTGGCAACCGATGCCTGAATCGCCTTAATGGATTCCGGCCCTGCCAGCTCTGCCACTTTGAGCGCCTGGCCGTTATTGTTCTGCCAGATAAGCAGCGACTGACCATCGCCCGGCGTCTTAAAGTATTCCCCCAGCGACGTAGCCAGCAACCCCGCTGCGGTATCAGCAAAGACCGCTGCGGCGTCATAGGCTACCAGTTGCAGTGACATCAGCTCCCGGTACAGAAACAGCGTCCGGTTAGCCAGCTGGCGCGCCTGAATATTGACCGCACCATCACGCCCCCCGGCGACACGCTCCAGACGCTCAATCAGCTTGATAGTTTCTTCCCATGCGGGCGTTTCGTTGATGTTGACCATGTTATTTTCCGCTGAAATAAAAGTTGCTGTCGTACCGCGCTGCGCCGTCAAAATAAATACTGTCGTCCGGGGTGTAGCCCGGCGGATAGACCGAAATCACCTCACCATCAAACGCCGCCGCACCGACACTGGCGACGCCCTGAATACTCATGGAAAGAGTCAGTTGCGAGATATGGCGACTGACTGGCTTCGCGTCGCCAATAATCCGTTCCAGCTCTTTAATCATCGGCTCAGTGATGCCAATATCATTGAGGTCAATCTCAAGGCGGAATGTTCCGGCAGGGTCGGCAACCTTCCACCACTCCTGGAGCGTCATGCTGTAGCCCAGCGTTTCAATCACCCGGCGAACGGCGGCGACGGTTCCCTTGCGTTGGTGGATCCAGAACGCATCACTGACCGCCTGGCGCTTTTCCGTTTCTGACCAGGTTTCTTCCCAGCGGTCAACAGAAAACGCCCACGCCAAATAGGGCAGGAATTTCACCGGACATTTCCACGGATTCCACAAATCTCGCAGCGGCACGGATAAATCGCTGATAGAGGCGCATGCTGCGGCGGCTCGCTGTTCCAGCAGAGATGACCCGTTCGCCATCATCGAATTATTCATCCGATCCCCCGATAATGACGCGGGCGTCGGTGCAATAAGCGGCCTGCGTTTTATCCAGCACCACATCAGCCAGAGGTTCGTGCAGCTCGACGCGCTGAACCCCCTGCACATGCAACGCGGCGTAGATCGCCGACATTCGGATGTCACGACCAAGGCGGCGCTGCTCCGTGATATAGGCAGTTAACTGCGCTTTTGCGGCGGCAAGAATCGGCTCGGTCGCCGGGCCTGGGTAGACATACAACGCCGCGTCGACTTCGTAATTGACTATTTCAGCCGACACAACCGTCAGTCGGTCAGCTACCGGGCGTACACTCTCATCATTCAGCGCCGTACTGACCGCCTGCAATAAATCTTCTGATGCCGTACCGTCACCTTCACGCGACAGTACGGCGATAGTGACTTCTGCCGGTGCCGGGCTATTCGCCGAGGCATCCGCTACGCGACCATCAGCACTCAGGGCGTGAAACTCATAGGCACCTGTCGGCCCAGCAACACTCATGCCCTCAAATGCCTCCGGGATGCGCTGGCGTAAATCACTGTCAGATTCCAATACCGCATCCACTGGTGGTATTTGCGTATCGTCACCCGGAGTGATGACCAGGCGTTCAACGTTATTATTTGCCGCGAGCTGGTCGAGGTCGTTTTTGATGGCATAGGCCACCATCCCAGCTTTCGCCGCCTCGTTAATTCGCTGGCGTAAAATCACCTCGCGATAGGCGTTCTCTTCTAGATATTTCACCAGTGGCTCTGACTCCAGCGTTAATGTCTTGGCTACTGCTTCCTGCTCATCTTCCGGGTACAGTGAAATCAGCGTCGCTTTGCGCTCGGCGAGGATGGTTTCAAAATCCAGCGTTTCCACCACATCAGGCGCGGGGAGCTGGCTCAGGTCGATAACTGCCATAGATTCAACTCACAGGAATGGTTAAGGAAAGGCTCTCGCCGGTATCGGTAATTTGGCCGGTCACGTCGACGACCATTTGCCCGTTAAACTGCCGCTCTGTAGTGATACTGGTCAGCCTGACGCGCGGTTCCCACTTCAGGATCGCCATGTAGCACGCCGCCATAATTTGCAGCTCAAGCGCCGGGGTCTGAGGCTGGTCAATCATCTGCGACAACAGCGAGCCGTATTCACGACGCATGACGCGGGAGCCGACAGGCGTGCGCAGAATATCTCCGATGCTCTGGCTGATATGGTCAACGTCTGAAATGCTTTCACCGGTCGTGCGGTTCATACCGAGATAACGCGCTGTCATTGGGTGCCCTCCGTCCATTCATCGCCGCGCCTGATGCCGCCGTGGCCGTGTTTATCCACCTGCACACCGTTGGAAGTGAAAGCGCCGCCGCTGTGCTCGATATCACCTGACATCTTGCCGCCTTGCTTCACCTCCAGCGTGCCGGTCGTCAGCTTGTTGGTGCAGACCACCTCCGGTGTATCGAGGGTGACGCGGGTCTCGGCTTTTACCAGCACCACCGGCACGCTGACGGCAACCGAATCGGATGCGGTCACATCGGCGGTTTTAATGCCGGTGACGGTCAGCGCGCCGGTTTCCGGCTCATAACTCATAACGGCACCGTCGGGAAATTCAACGTGCCAGGCATCAGCAGAGGCCGACGGCGCGGGGTTGTCGTCGGAATAAATACCCGGCAGCACAAAAGCGGTATCGAGCTCACCGCCCACGGCCAGAATCATCACCTGCTCACCAATGGAGGGAGCCCACCAGGTGCGCGAGCGCCCGGCCCGATGCGTCAGCCACTGGAGCCAGTCGGTATAAATGCCGCCGGTCTGCACGCGACAGCGCCCGGCGTCGAGGTCAGTTTCGACGACGATTCCGGTGCGAATCATGTTGCGTATCGCGCGGGCGAGTTCCTGGATAGATGCGAGAGTATTCATAGGGGAAAGGATGCCGCCGGGGTGTTCCGGCGGCAATCTGCGGGCGTTTTGCCCTGGCTGGCACAACGTTAATCGGCGAGGTAGTCGATAATGACGCTTTCCACAAGCTGCCGGTCATCTTCGGTAAAGCCCAGGAGCTGACGCTGTGGGTACTCGACGGCGGCGCTTTTGGGGGATGGTTTATCCTTGAGCCCGAGCTGATGCACGCGGGCGATGCGCTGCACTTTCCCGGTAAATTCCACCACCGCCGCGCTGTCGTTACCGCTCGCTTTCATATAGCGATTGGTGCGCAGCTTCGCAAACATCTCGCGCTTAATCCGGCCTTGCTTTGCCCTGACGGGCGGGCGCTTACGCGGGGCAAATGGCGAACCGTCCGGCGCTTTTTGCGATTTAATGCGCTGTTGTTGCCGCTGGCGCAGTTTCTTCGCAATATCGGCGGTCATCCGACGACGCCCGGCGGGGGAAAGGGCCGCTATCAATCCGGCGAGCTTGTCCTCAAAGGGTTTGAAGTCATTCATCCCATTTACTCACCAGTTCGCCATTACTCCACATCTCGACAGGACTCGTCACCGGCTCCGGCGGTGGCGGCTCCGGGATGTTCTCAACGTACATTGCGCCGTCGACCTCGTTGACCAGCGTGCGCTCGGTCAGCAACAGGCTGATGCTGACATCGAGGCTGCTGTCGTTATTAATGTCAGCGAACCAGGCAAATCCTTTTTTTCGCCCCTCGTCGGTTGTCATGATGTCCGGCTGATTGACGCGCAGCCAGGCCATAATCGGCACAAACAGCAGGTCAATATCGTCGGTAAAATCCGTGACCACGATGTTAAGCGTGTACCGCTTTTCAAACGACAGGGAGCGCGCCAGCGTCGCCGTATTGTTGCCATCGTCCAGGCGAAGGTGAAGCATATCGGGGTTGGTACGCAGTACCGGTACCGCATCAGTTAAGGCTTTTCGCAGACTGTTGGGCTTTTGCATCGATTTCATCCTGGCATTGTTTAACCGTATCGACCTGGATTGCGCAGCTTTTCAGGGCGTTTTCGAGCTGGCGTATATCCGCACTCAGGTCGCCATTAGTCAGCGGGTCGCTGCCCGGCATCGGGCAGCGGCTGACCTTCGGGCAGGCGTTGTAAACAATCACCGGCGGCGGCGTTGGTGCAGGCGGCGCGCTGGTGCAACCGGCGCACAGCATCAGGTAAATCATCGCGATACCAGCGGCGAAACGCGTCATTTTCATTGAGTAACCTCGTGATAGTTTGTTCACGCCGGAAGGCCAGCAGGTTAGCCGTGGTGAGTTTGTCCCGCATGGCAACCTGCGCCAGCTCTTTGCGCTGCGACTGCTCTGCGGCAACGTTGAGCTGATTTTTCAGCATGATGATGGTGTTTTTCTGCGTACCGGCGACCCGGTTCGCACGTTCAAATGAGGCCCGCAAATTGCTGTTATCGTGTCGCATCCACAGCAGACCCGCACAGGCCAGCGCCAGCAGGATAATGACTATTTTCATGCGGATACGCCTCCAGCCTTGCGCCACACTTCGACCAGTTTGTCGAGGCTGTGCTCACGCTGACCGTATCCGGCGCCCGGCAATGAAGCCCAGATATTGCGACAGCGGGAAATCGCGCGCTCGATGCGCCCTTGCTGCAACTCTTCCAGCGCGCCACGCTCCCGAATAAGCTGAATGGCGAGCCTGTCCTGTGATACCGGGCTGAAATCCGGCAAAACGAGCTGTTTCTGATAATGCGGCCAGAATAGATAAAGCTGCTGGTAACGCCCGGATGCCGTAGATTTTTCCCCGCGACGATTGAAGACCTTCGCCGGGCGTCCACCGGCGAACGGGTGATCGCGATAATCGGTAAAAATCTCCGGCTTGCCATCGATACCCGTGACGATAACGTCGTACCCGTTGTTTCGGGTCAGCGGATGCGTTGCTGTCCCTTCCGAAAACGCCAGCATGTCGAGGAATGCCGCAACGTTGGGATGTGTCTTAATGACTGCCATCGTTTTCCCCTTTTTTAATCTTGCGCTGGATAGCAAGCTCTACCGCCTGATAACCGGCGATACCCAGCATGGAGCCAAATCCGCACACGGCCGCGGTTGGCAGGTCTGGAAACTGTACCAGGGCAACCCCGGCCACCATCGAAACAAAGCCACCCAGCAACGTGCGACCAATAAAAAGACGTGCGGTAATCGGTTCACCACCGGCCAGCACTTTACCGACGACAATCAGCGCGCCGATTATAAAAAGCGAAATGACGCTTTTTTCCCCTTCCGTCATGTGGTTACTCCCAGAGGTTTATGGTTTCTGTTACGGGGGATGACTTCACATCAGGCAGTTCGATCACAGTGCCATGCGGCAATACTGCGCCGAGCTCGGCTAACCCCGGATTTGCGGCGAGCACCGACTCGAAGACCCCCTCAGTGCGCCCGTAATACCGGGCGCAAATCATGTCGAGCGTGTCGCCCTGTTGCGCGATGGCCTGCATCAGATTTGGCTCACGATGCAGCGGGGTTTGTCCTGGACGCGTGATACTGCCCAGCGCATGTCCCGCCACAGCTCGTCGACAGTGGTATCGATGCTGTCGGCTTTCTTGTCACCTTTGGCGCTGGCATCCACACCGCGATAACGCTCATAGAGCGTGGCGGTCGCCATTGAGGTGACGGCGCGCAGGTAATAGAAAACGCGAACACTCTCGCCGTCGAGATCGTCAGCCGGCACGTCGGCAAGCTTGCTAACCCCCCCGGCAATCTGCTGTTCCCGCCACAAAAACAGCTCGGCATTGGTTTCGGCGATGCCGGTTTTGATGGCCTCACGCAGCCGGGCCGGGGCGACGGTCTGCTCAAGTCGCATCCCTTCACGCACGCGTTTCGGGTCGATGTCAGGAAAGAAAAACGTATTTTTTATCACCGGCTCATCGCTGGCAGGTGGCGGGATGACCACCACGCCACCCGGCTGCGGCTCATCGTTCTTTTTAATAATCAGCGTCGTCATGACTACCTCTGAATAGGTGGGCGGTGGACGCCGGTCTCAGGTCAGGTAAAACACCCTCATCGACCGGCGTGCCGCCCTGGCGCGGGGCGCATTCTGTTAACCGACGGTCTTTTTCGGGCGGCCACGTTTAGCCGGTGCCGTGGTTTTCACGGCGCTCGGCACTCTTACCGGGGCTTTAACGACTGTTGCCGGTTTGGGCTTCAGCTCTCGCTCAAGCCGTTCAATGTCTTTTTTGACGCCTGCCTGACAATCGAGCTGCATCGCTCGCTTGAGGTGGGCCAGTGCGTCGGCGGGCTGTTTGTTGTCCCGCAGCACCTGGCCGGTTATTTTGTGCAGTTTTGCGCGCACCTCATCAGGCATATCGGCGGCGGCGGTCAGCGCCAGCGTGTCGAGTAGCTGGCTGACGACGACCGGTTCACCGGCGGCATGGGCGCGCATGGCGGCGAGTGCCACCTCTTCGGTAAACATATACTGTGGCGGGCGGCGGTGTTTACCAGGCATGGTCAGACCGTACTTAAACGCGTAGCGGGCAATATCCATCGCGCCGCTGATATCGCCGACATCAAGACGCCACAGCATGACGGTCATCACGATGTCATCCTGCGCGCCTTTGCCCTGTTCCAGCACGCCACTAACCCACGGCAGATAGAACGGCAGCAGCTCGCGCTTTTTCGTGGCTTTCAGCTCTTTACCAAAGATGGCTTTTAACGTGCGTTGGTCTGCGGCCAGCTTAACCAGCATCTGCTCATAGGCAGTGGCATGCCGCAGCGGGTTGTTTTCCCGCTGCGCGGTTTCAATGGCCGAGACCCGCATCATGTGACGCTGTGCGGGGCTCGTCATCGGTTAGCCCTCCGGTTGCGCGGCAGAGAAATCGCCCAACTTGATATTTTCAATGAAGCACCCGGCGGCGTAGGTTTCGACCACATAATCGATGTTCATCGATTCGTAGTTTTCCACCTGGTCAAGTTTCGGGTTTTCGATGATGGATCGGCGGTGGCTTTCGTCCATGAAATAGATGGACAGGTTATCGAGACGCGTCACCATAATCGCGTTCGCCGGGAAGTACGGCACACGGACGGCGGGCAGGTTGCCGATGCGTTTCTGGCTGATGATGATGTCAGCCGCGAGCGCTTCGCTGTTCGGCTGGTCTTTGTTGACGATCGGGAAATATTTATCGGCCAGCAGCTTACGACCCACAATCGCTACAAGTTCGGCATCTTCCTGATAAATCTCGTCAATCAGGTTGTCTGTTGCATCCATGACCAGCGCATCGAGGTTAACGTAATCGCCGTTTTTACCCACACGGATCACAGCGGAAACAACATTCCCTTCTTCGTCGACAATTTTGCTCATCACGCGGGTCGGCGCTTCATTACGGTATTTCTGCAGCCAGCCGACGGCGATGTCCTGCAACATCGGATGAGTGGCGCGGTCAGAGGTTTCGGCGCGCTCAACGCCGTTGAACCCGGCCATGATGAAATCGAGCGCCTGCCGCTGGATGATGGCATCACGAATACGGCGCTGGAAGTCTTGGAAGCGCGCCCACAAATCCAGCTTTTTATATTTGAAGTGAAAGTCGAAGTTGACCTGATCGCATTCGTACTTGTTGGACTCCAGCGCGGTAAAGTCAGCGGTTTTACGCTCCTTGCCGCTGTTGGTGTCCGTTGTACTGGCGATGGTGCCATTGACGCCGACGCCAATTTTTTCACCCTTCAGCTCATCCACCGGCACGATATTAATTTTCTGCAAAAAGGCCGAGGACATCTGCACGGTGTTCATCATGGTTTGCGTGACGGACGGCTCGACGGAGAATTTTTTACTCACGTCGTCCGGGTCTATGCCGTTCAGCTCAGCAACGCGGGACATGTAGGCATTGAATTTAAAACGGGTTTCCTGACGCATAGTCTTTCCTGTTTGGTTAAATCTGGTTGTCTGACCGGGCAAGCCTGTCGCCCGGCGATAAATTCATGACCGTTTAGCAGTCGGTCAGCAGCTCATCGCCACCGCCACCGGTGGAGAGCTTGCGGCGTGGCTGCGCGGTGCTTTCGGTTTTATCCAGCGACGTTTTTAACTTGCTGAATGCCTGGCTGGTCTGGTCGGCCTTCGTGGTGACGTCCTGTTTCAGCGTCGCAAAGGCATTTTCCAGCGTGGCAAGACGCTGCTCAGTGGCGGTTAGGTTTTCCTGCACATGTTCACTGACGGCCGTCACGGCTTCATGCACATCCTGAAAACGGGCGTCATCGCTGGCCTGTTTGCGGCTGAAGATCGCTTTCACTTTGTCACTCAGGGCGGTAAAGACATTTTCCGCCTGGTCTTCAAACTCCAGCTCGGCGAGGGTGGCGACGGAAATCAGGTTGCCCGGCTCGGCTTTGAAGCGGTTGAGGGGGTTAAATTTGGCACCCCGGCAAAATTCGAGGTATTCGGTGCCGAGGCTGGCCGGGTCATCGGTCACGGCGAGGCCGACCAGGTAGCATTTACCGCTATTGGCGAAATTCGGCTGAATTTCCATTGAGGTGTAGACCTTCTGCAATTTTTTATTCATTGCGATCAGGTCATCGGTCGGGGTGATTTTGGCGAACAGCGCCAGCTTGCCTTTCAGTACCGAATCGTCGTCAATCTTTTCAGACTTCAGCTCAACCACATCGCCGTAACGGCTGAACGGGCCATCCGGCAGGATGCCTTTCAGGTGTTCGAGGTTAATGCGGCAACCATAGACGCGGGGGTCAAAGGTCTCAGCCATTTCCTGAATATCCGTCGCGCTGATAACGCGGCCGTCACAGGTATCGCCTTCGACGCCGATGCGAAACCATTTTGAAACTTTTTTTGCCATTGTCAGGAGTCCTGATATCGGGTTAACGGGTCGGGGTTAGTTTCCCGACGTCGCCGCCCACCCGCTATCAATCCCGGATGGCTTATCCCTCACACAACAGCACCTTAGCGATTCGCATCACCCGTTTCTTTAGCCTTGCCCTGTATCAATCACGGCGAGGCATCCATGACCATCACCACCGACACCACTTTATTAAACGACCCGCGACGCCAGGCGGCTTTACTGTACTGGCAGGGGTTTTCCGTGCCGCAGATTGCCGAAATGTTGCAGACCAAACGCCCGACGGTGCAGAGCTGGAAACAGCGCGACCAGTGGGAGGAAACCGCACCGCTGAACCGGGTCGAAAGCACCTTAGAGGCCCGGCTGATTCAGCTCTACGCAAAGCCCAACCTGACACCCCACGATTTCAAGGTGGCGGATTTTCTGGCCCGACAGATGGAGCGCTTTGCGCGCATTAATCGCTATGGCCAGACCGGAAATGAGGTTGACCTTAATCCCAATGTGGCCAACCGCAACAAAGGCGACCGCAAAAAGCCGACAAAGAACTTTTTCAGCGACGAGGCTATCGAGAAACTGGAAGAGATTTTTTTCGCGGAGTCTTTCGAGTATCAGCTCCGCTGGCACCGCGCCGGGCTTGAGCACCGTATTCGCGACATTCTGAAATCGCGCCAGATTGGGGCGACGTTCTACTTTTCCCGCGAGGCGCTGCTGCATGCGCTGAAAACCGGCCATAACCAGATTTTCCTGTCAGCGAGCAAGACGCAGGCGTATGTATTCCGCGAGTACATCATTCAGTTTGCCCGCCGGGTCGATGTCGACCTGACCGGTGACCCGATTGTCATAGGCAACAACGGCGCAAAGCTGATTTTTCTCGGCACCAACTCAAACACCGCGCAGAGCCACAACGGCGACCTTTATGTCGACGAAATTTTCTGGATCCCCAACTTCCAGAAACTACGCAAAGTGTCGTCGGGCATGGCCTCACAAAGCCACCTGCGCAGCACCTACTTTTCGACACCTTCCACCCTGGCACACGGCGCTTACCCGTTCTGGTCGGGGGAATTATTCAACCGGGGCCGCGCCAGCGCCAGCGAGCGGGTTGACATCGATATCAGTCATGACGCGCTCGCCGCTGGCGTGGCGTGTCCTGACGGTCAGTGGCGGCAGATTGTCACCATTGAGGATGCGCTCGCCGGGGGCTGTACGCTGTTCAATCTGGAGCAACTCAAGCGCGAAAACAGCGTCGACGACTTCCGCAATCTGTTTATGTGCGAGTTCGTTGACGACAAGGCGTCGGTGTTCCCGTTCGAGGATTTGCAACGCTGCATGGTCGACAGTCTGGAAGAGTGGGAAGACTTTGCCCCGTTCGCCGACAACCCGTTCGGCTCCCGCCCGGTCTGGGTGGGATACGACCCTTCGCACAGCGGCGACAGCGCCGGGTGTGTGGTGCTCGCACCGCCGGTTGTCGCCGGGGGCAAGTTTCGCATCCTGGAGCGCCATCAGTGGAAAGGCATGGACTTCGCGACTCAGGCCGAATCCATCCGCCAGCTCACCGAAAAATACAACGTTGAGTACATCGGTATCGATGCGACCGGCCTCGGTATTGGCGTCTTCCAGCTGGTTCGCTCGTTTTATCCCGCCGCCCGCGATATCCGCTACACGCCGGAAATGAAAACCGCAATGGTGCTGAAAGCAAAAGACGTTATCCGCCGTGGCTGTCTCGAATATGACGTCAGCGCCACCGACATCACCACCTCGTTTATGGCAATCCGTAAGACCATGACCAGCAGCGGGCGCAGCGCCACCTATGAGGCCAGCCGCACCGAGGAAGCCAGTCACGCGGACGTCGCCTGGGCGACTATGCACGCGCTGTTAAACGAACCGCTTACCGCTGGCAGCGGCCAGGTAACATCATCCATTCTGGAGTTCAACTGATGAGTAAATACAAAGGCCGCAAGCCACAGCCACAAAAGCGCCCGCGCAACATGAAAGACAGCGCGCCCCAAAAAATGGAGGCATTTACCTTTGGTGAACCGAGCGCCGTGCTCGACCGCCGCGATATTCTGGATTACGTGGAATGCGTCAATAATGGCCGCTGGTTCGAACCGCCCCTCAGCTTTAACGGGCTGGCGAAAAGCCTGCGCGCCGCCGTTCATCACAGCTCGCCAATTTACGTTAAGCGCAACATTCTGGCCTCAACGTTTATTCCGCACCCGCTACTGTCACAACAGGACTTCAGCCGCTTCGCGCTTGATTTTCTGGTGTTTGGCAACGCGTTTTTAGAGCTCCGAAAGAGTGTCACCGGTCGCCCGCTGAAGCTGGAAGCGTCACCGGCTAAATACACGCGGCGTGGTATAGAAGATGATGTCTACTGGTGGGTGCCGTCATTTGACCAGCCGCACCCGTTCGCGCCGGGATCCGTATTCCACCTGCTGGAGCCAGACATCAACCAGGAGCTGTACGGCATGCCGGAATATCTCAGCGCGCTAAACTCCGCCTGGCTGAATGAAGCGGCGACGCTGTTCCGTCGCAAGTATTACCAGAACGGGGCGCATGCGGGTTACATCATGTATGTGACGGACGCCGCGCAAAGCGGTACCGATGTTGAGGCGTTGCGCGATGCGATGCGCAGTTCGAAGGGGCTCGGCAACTTCAAAAATCTGTTTTTCTACGCACCGCACGGAAAACCAGACGGCATTAAAATTGTGCCGCTCAGTGAGGTGGCAACGAAAGACGATTTCTTCAATATCAAAAAAGTCAGCGCCGCCGACCTGCTCGACGCTCACCGCATCCCGTTCCAGCTGATGGGCGGCAAGCCGGAAAACGTCGGTTCGCTCGGCGATATCGAGAAGGTGGCAAAGGTGTTTGTCCGTAACGAGCTCATCCCGCTACAAGACCGGATGCGCGAGGTCAACGCTTGGGCCGGTCAGGAGGTGATCCGGTTCAAAATTTACACCCTCGACACCGAAAGTGACTGATTTCCGCCGCCTCCGGGCGGCTTTTTCTTACCCCCACGCCTGAGCGCCTCAGAAGCCCGCCACGCCCTCAAACACCCCCGCACCACCCACCGACACCCTCGCGAACCTGCGCGGCACAGCGACGCGCTCAGGCTGCGAAAATAAATGCGCAAAAGTACGCTGGCGCGCAGTGCTTTCCCCGCCTCGCCTGCCCGCTTCGTGGGTCGGTTTTAATGCAATTGCAATATTGCCTTAACCCCGCATCAGTCTTAGCTGGTTGTGGATAAAAAATATTGATTCTGTGCATGCAATCTCATGCACAAAGATGCAACAACCGCAAGTGAGTGGTGACACGTTGAGAGTGAATAGTTAAGCTAGAGAAAATCTTGCTTTGAGATGATGAATAATGTCCAACGAAATCCAATACATCGAGACCGGAAAACTTGAGTTCGATCCTGAAAACCCACGTTTTTATAGATTGAATGAAAGGGCGGGGTCAGACGATGCAGTCATAGAAGAAATGCTTGATGATGAGAGCGTGCAAGATCTGATGCTTTCAATCGGGGAGCAAGACTATTTCCCAGGTGAGCCTCTTTTAGTAGTTAAGAAAGGCAAGAAATTTGTTGTTGTCGAGGGTAACCGTAGACTAGCGGCCGTTAAGCTTCTTAATGGTGACTTGAAACCGCCTAAGAAGAAAGAAAAGGGTGTTCAGCTTATTTTGGATGAAGCTGCCTACAAACCAAGAAACCTTCCGTGCCTGGTTTACAAGAATCGTGAAGATGTATTGAGGTATATAGGCTATCGCCATATAACAGGAGTCAAGGAGTGGGATGCTCTGTCAAAGGCAAAGTATCTTAAAGAATTAAGTGATACGTTCTATCAAGGTAAGGACCATGATGTTTTGTTCAAATCTTTAGCGAAGGAGATTGGCAGCAAGCCATATTATGTCGGTTTGCTATTAACTTCTTTGAATCTTTATGAACAAGCTTTAGATAAAGATTTTTTTGATTTACCAATGAACGAAAAGGATGTTGATTTTTCGTATATAACCACGGCGTTAGGTTATAAAAACATTACTGACTGGCTTGGTCTCGAAGATCGCAATGATTTAGATGCTAAAAATCTAGATATCGAAAATTTAAATAAATTGTTTGCTTGGTTCTTTGTTCGAGATCAACAGGGTGAAACCATTATTGGTGAAAGCCGCGGAATCAAAAAGTTAAATAAGATAGTGGCATCCCATGCCGCTGTCGACAACTTGATTAAATCAAAAAACATAGAAGAAGCTTATCTTTATACAAACGGTCAAGAAGAAGCTTTGGAAGAAGCCCTTAATTTAGCCGAGTCAAGTTTAAAGGTTGTTTGGGATATGCTTCTGAAGAATAATAAATTCACTGAGAGACAAGAGTCTCATGCTAATGAAATATCTTCTATAGCGAGAAAAATAAAAAGGCACATTGAAGATGCTAGAGAGGATGAAAGGTAATGTTAGAAAATTTGGATTCATTGCCAGATAATGAACCATATTTGTGGGCTGATTATCTGGAAATTTGGGCTACAGTAAGTATTGACAAGTGCTTTAGCCGGGGAGAGCTTGCCAGTATTTGTGTGGCGCAGGCCAAGCCAAAAAACAGAGCTTTTTCAGATGAGAAATGGCAATGGGCTATCACTTTTATTGATACCCGAATCGCTCTTTTTGGAGATAATTATCCTTTTTACCTATCGAAAGATAGAGATACCATTTATCTGAAATGTGATGATTATCGTCAATTTAACGAAAATGAAAGGCTTTATATCGCATTATTGTTTTGTTCAAACGTTAAATATATTAAGTCTAAAAAAAGGCATATTCTAACCGGTGCCTTTGAAAAAATTAGTTTACCTGTATTCAAGAGTCTTATGCCTGTAGGTGCCATAGTAGCACCTTGCTGGGCCAGTGCAGGAAACGCGGGTGTTTACACTGGGTTACTGTACAATAAACTTACTCGGATAGCGCAAGATATCAGATGTACAGCAAACTTCACAATCAATCATTTTAAAGAAGGGGATCGTGGAGATGGTGGTATTGATATGTTGGCTTGGCATGATATGGCCGATAATCGCCCATCCATTCCGATAGCATTTGCTCAGTGTGGCTGTTCTAAAGATGAGTGGGTGGCTAAACAATTGGAAGCCTCCCCAACAAAGATGCACCATATGCTGCCAGTTATTCATCCTTGGGCAAATTACTACTTTTTACCACAAGATCTGCGATGGCATAACGTTGAATGGGCTCATCAAAGCGATATTGGTGCGGCGATATTTGTCGACCGTTTGCGTTTGATAAATCTTACCACGCGAAATGATGAGATCTCTCATCGCCGGCATATCAGATTTGTTCCATATTTGATAAGTCGGCAGATGAGAATCAGCTAGTCTAATCCCATATATCTGGTAATGCTTTTGCTACCGCCTCAAACAAGGGAGGCGGTACCGCATTCCCAATTACAGTATACTTCATATTCATAGACGCTCGCTCTGTATCAGGGAACATAATGTCTCCAAATCCCTGCAAACGAGCCGCTTCACGGTAACTAAAACGTCGAGCGGGATTGTCATTAACGAAACGCCATGCATCGGGTCCTAATTTCTCTAATTCAGGACTAATCGGATGGAGAGGCATGTGTCTGGGATTAGCGACAATCGTTTTGGATACTTGATCCCATCCTTGACGGCGATTTCGCGACATATAATACCAATGAAAATCAATATCATAAAACTCACCCGTCGGCCATTCAGGCATGTCACCAATTGCATCCTTAATTGTAGTATATGGCTTCAGACCTTCTCCGAAGGATGCTTGTGGGAACGTATATTCAGTTCCGAAACTCTCGTGTATACCAACAATAAAGATTCGCTTACGATTTTGTGCAACCCCAAAATGTGAGGCATTTAATATTTGTGATTTAACCTTATACCCAGCCTCAGTGAAAACTTTAAACTGGTCTTGTAATAAATGTTCAAAGTTCCTTCTCACCATTCCTGATACATTTTCAACAATGAAAGCCTTTGGCTTAATAACTCTCAGTGCTCGCGCAAACTCAAGATATAGAGTGTTAATTTTTCGATCTGCTTTCCGCACTCCTCCTTGACTAAACCCTTGGCATGGGTAGCACCCTACGAGGAGATCAGCACTTGGAAAAGAGGTAATGCCACCGACATCGCCTAATACATAGTCAGTCTCTGGATGGTTAGCAAGATACACATCACGGGCGTAAGGCAATATGTCATTAGCCATAAGCACGTCAAAACCAGCGTTTAACACGCCTGCATCTGAACCACCACACCCTGAAAACAGCGATACTACAGTTGGCATTGACCCCTCCTAAAAACCGACCGCGTATTATAGCGAATCAGGTCTCAGAAAAAAGCAAGATTTCGCCAAGGCTTGATATTCTCACGTTTTATTAGCTATGGCCATAGCTAAGCAGAAGAATATTGAATTAAGTTTGTCATTGATTTTCAAAGGATTTTACGGAGAAAACAATAGAAAAATGGCTGCTTTTCATTAAGTTGCCTTTAGCAAGTTCAGCTATCAGTCCGAGTGCTATTTCACGGTCCCTTTCTTGGCAGGCCCCCTCAGCTGTTAAACGCGCAATCATTTCGACCCGTTCAATCATTACGTGCTCGCTTAAATCTTTATCCACATAACCTCCACCACGAGATACTGTACAAACATACAGTATCATGTATTAGTAAATGATGTGAAGAAAAAAATCATGAAAATACACTGTATGTACATGATAAGGATGAATATTAACGGTTATGTTTTCGTTGTCAGTTCTGCTAAAACTGCAACACGGTTAAGGATTACCCTCTCCTTAGCCTGATGTGATGGTGCGGCAGAGAATATTTCTCCTTTAGCCGTTCCGCGTAGCCATTTGCCATCAAAGCAACTTTTACCTCCTGCCATCAGATGCAGGGCTTCACCCCTACTGATAGCGATACCGGTTGTCAGACGTATCTCGTCGATAGTTTTCTCTATGGCTGCATTTTGCTCACCCGCCCCATGTATAAATTCTCGCCGCATTGCTGACTTTCTCCTCCTGAGTCGGTTCGTCAGCTCTCGTTTTTCACGCCGACTCAGTGTTTTTGTTAAATCGAGTACCGGTGGCTCGCTTTCTCTCCCCGTACAGTTATTGACAGAACTCCGAGAGGGCGCAGGAGCGCCCTTAACGTCAACGGCCAAATCAACGGCACGCTTCGGCACAATTTTCCACTGCGTTAGCCGGGTTAAAATCGGGGTGTCAGCGCCGACGGCGGAATCGTACACGCCGCGAATGCAGATAGTTTCCTCACCATACTGGTTAAACTCGGCGCGAGGCTCATACAGTGTGCGCACCTGCAAATCGTCACGACGGACAAACGGGCCACCCTGCGCATTAACGTAACCAGCCCAGTCACCGGCGTCAGCGGCATCATGAACGGCGGCAAACTCAACGCTTAAACCGTGCGCGGTCTCGGTATCAGCGAGACGACGCAATTCACGGTAGACCGTCACCGGCGCACCGCCTATAAACTGGAATTGACGGATGTGCCAGCGAGCCGCCCATGCTGAAACGGCGGGGGCGGTCTCTTTGAGCAGCTCACCGCTTTCGTCATCGGTTTCACCATCGAGAGCATAACCGTCGATATTTTTCGAAATGTATTTAGCAACATAGCCGGTAGCGCTGCCCTTTTCCGGGTCAATGGCCTCGGCATGAAAGCGCGCTTTTTTGGCTTTATCGCTTCTCAGTTCGTGGTGGTCTTCCTCCCACGCATAATCACGGATGATGAGACGCACGCGCTCGACGTCTTCCGGCAACATGAACATAAGCATGTGCCAGTGCGGCGTTCCGTCGTGATGAGGCTCGGCAACACGTATGCCGAAAATGCGAATTTCTTCCCGGTGCAGCTTGGCGCGAATGCGCGCCCAAAGGCCAGTGAGATAGCTTTGCGTGTCCGACGGGTTGGCACCGTTCCATTTGCTGTTACGGTATCCTGCTTTAGTCGTAGCGTGATATTTAGACGGTGCAGTCAGGGTGTAAAACTCCCCGACGTATCCAAGCTCATTGCAGATATTTTCAAACCCACGGATGCGTGTCATCAGTTCGCAGCGGCGTATCGCAGGGTTAGCGACCGAACCGTCGTATTTTTCAATCAGGCTGATGCGGTTGCCGTCTTCGTCTTCGAGATCCAGCCCCTTGAGAAATTCACGCGTGCGGCGCTTCTGCTCGCGCCAGTCAGTCACACAGTTTTTACTCGCGTATGCGTGTCTTTTTTTGCTGACATTGCCGACGGCAATGTGCAGATGTTCGCGCCATGCAGCCGCAATGCGTCGCAGACGACCACGCCACCACACATCGTTAAACATGCGGGTGATAGCCGGGGCTATTTCGTCCTCGCCGACATATTTCTTTGTCACCCGCTCCCAATGTGGCGGGGTAACATTGAATTGCAGGGAAATAATCCCAGCTTGCATATACCACGTGTACAGCGTTTTTAGTTCACTTAATCCGGTGTCATCAATGTCGGCCAGCTCTGACCGGATGAAATTAGCGATATCAGAGGCCAGTAAGTCAATATCGGCGCGGGACATGTCCGGGAGTCGGTTAAATCTGGCGACCATATTGACCATGCGTGATGCCAGATATTGCATAAGCTGGGTATCAAGATGACCGCCGAAAACAGCGGTTGATACATTGCTGTTGATGCCAACGCACTCGTATTTTTTTGCGACCAGTTCAAGACGCGGCAATGCCTTTTTACAAAAGCTGATTAAAAAGGCATTAGCTCGTTGACTGCCCTGATTTTGCTCCAGCACCGTAGCGGTTCGATAAACATCAAAACGCACACACTCAGGCTGGAGAGAAAGCACTTTTCTAGCATGCAGCAAAGCCGCGAACATACGGTCGCGGCGATGCTGTTGGTCATAGGTAAGATATGGGCTGGCTATTGCCGACCGTGGAGCATTCCACGGGTAAGCGAATTGAACCGCCAAGTCATAACCCCCGATAATGTTTAGATTTCAATTCGGTGACCTCCTGACAGGTCACGCAAAAGGCCACACCCGGAATCGCAATGCGGCGAGCTTCCGGGATTGGTGCGTCACATTCTTCGCAGAGAAAACGGGAAGGTGCAGCGATACGGCTACGCGCGTTGCTGATGTGGCGTTCGCGGTCTTCCTGCTCGCGCAGTTGTGCTAAATCCATTGCGTCGGCCATTAGTGCAGCTCCTGTGATTCATTCTCAAAGCGAGTGGCTTCACGGCGCAGCAGTTCGGCGGCTTCGGTACCGCTCATCCCCTCTTTGGTGATATGTATCGCCAGTGCCTCAAGACGGATTGAAACAGCGAGCGCGCGGTCTTTACGTTCTTCTTTTTTGGCATCGGTCAGCAATACGGCCAGCGCATCGCTATCTGTATTAAAACTACGGGTTACGGTATTACGCATAATTTATTCTCCTGATTTCGGGCAATAAGAAGCCCGGCGGGTTTACGCCATTAAATTTCTGTTTGGATTAATTCGGCATGGTTAGCCGTTTGGGAAATAAACTCACCACTGCACGAAAATGATTCATCGCTGTAATAAGCGCCTTTTTCTCGTCAGTAGTCAGCTCACTTAATTCGAGCTCATGACGAGCCGCCGGGATTTTTGCCAGAAAGAAAATAGCGGCCAGCGCCCGATTATTTTCTTCAAATTGTGGGTCACGTTTATCGCGCATATCATCGACAAAACGTTCAACCTCTTTCCAGCTATCGCCCCAATATCTCGCGCGCAATTCAGCCACATGATTGAGACCGGCCAGACGTTCACCCGCTTTTAGCGGAACAGTCGCAGAAACAGCTTCGATAGCCATGATTCCCCCTGCTTTTGAGTGGAGAGACCAGCCAGTAAATCAGCCTGTGAGCTGCTCGGGTGCCAGCGCTTGCCGCCCTTACCTGCGATCCAGCCGTGGCCATAGTGCATGCCGGGACTTTGCTTTTTAAGCAAAGACGCGAATGACGGTTCAGTATTCAACATAAGCACCTCACATCAGACCGAATGAGGCACCGAGACCGCTCATGGTGTCTACAACGCTTGTCATTGCCGGGTTAGCCTGAAGCCGCGCATGCAGCGCCAGAGCCGACAATGACAACATGCGAATTCCAGCATTTACGCTTTCAATCATGTTGTGTTTACGTGCAGAGGTCAGGCGCTCATCAGCAGAGACCGCACCGCTTGCCAGCTCGCCGAGTTCACTCATTGCTCGCATGACATAAGACTGCAATTTGTCTTTAGCCAGCTCATTTACCGGCACGCACGGTAGACAATGAATCTGCGCCAGAAAACCATCAACGAGGGTTGAGTCTTCGGTCAGGTCAGTCAGCAGCCACAATTCAGGCGGCGTGAACTGGTGAGGCTGTTCCGGGTTGAGCTTGTTGCGTAACGTCTGAACATTCATACCCGCACGCTCGGCCAGCTTCGCCATGTTGTGACGTTGCGCAAAAGCCCGGCATGCTTCGTCATAGTGGGGATGTTTGGAAACTTGAAAATCAAACATGTTGCATCCTTACAATTCACATAAAGTGAATTAAGCGCCGATGACGAGTTGAAAACGGGAATGACCCAACGCCTTACGCAACTGCTCTTCTTTCCAGCGTGCGTAATAAATGCGAATCGGGCCACCTGCTTTCTTGCAGCCTTTACGGATGGTGCGTGGTTCGATTGGTACACAAGGGTTATCGCCGGTTGTCCAGCGGTAGGCGGTGCGTTCAGAAACACCCTCAAGCTCTGCGAATTGTTGCAAAGTAACGATTGGTGCGGGAACTTTGATGATTGCGATTTCAGAAGCCATGTTGCATGATTCCCCTTTTGCTAAAGATTGCAATTAATAGCCATCTGTTTGCCAACGTTCGCCATTAATTGCCTAGGTTTAGGCTTAACATAACTCCCAAAATGGAGTTTGTAAATAGGTTAAAGCTACATGAGAATTGAAGGTCTTGGTTTAAACAATGAAGAAGTGCTGGACAGGATTTGCGAGGCTTACGGATTTTCTCAGAAAATTCAATTAGCTAGACACTTCGAAATTGCATCAAGCTCTCTTGCTAACAGATACAGTCGCGATTCCATTTCTTATGACTTTATTGTGCATTGCGCCCTAGAAACTGGCGCAAATCTCGCTTGGCTACTCACCGGCAAAGGGTCACCTACAACCGGCAACATGAATACCGATACCCAAAATGTGGAGAAATTCACATTAAGTGAAGAGTCTCTGGTTAGTGATGGCGATTTGAGTATTGCTGGCAAGTTCTTTAGCAAGCCGCTTACGAATCCAATTGCCGTCTACGCTGACGGAAAACTCCATTTCATCGAGCGAGACGCATCCCTATCAGATGGAGAATGGCTCGTCGATATTGAAGGTGCTATTAGCATTCGAGAATTAACAAAATTGCCAGGCAGAAGACTACATGTAGCAGGGGGCAAGGTTCCCTTCGAATGTGGATTTGATGACATTAAAGCATTAGGTCGCGTGATGGGTGTATACAGCGAGGTTAACTAATGACCGTGCGTAAAAATCCAGCGGGCGGTTGGATTTGTGAGCTCTACCCAAACGGTGCAAAAGGCAAACGCATCAGAAAGAAATTCGCTACTAAGGGCGAGGCTCTGGCGTTTGAACAGTACACCGTTCAAAACCCGTGGCAGGAAGAAAAGGAAGACAGGCGCACGTTAAAAGAGCTGGTTGACTCATGGTATAGCGCTCATGGCATTACACTGAAAGATGGCTTGAAACGTCAGTTAGCCATGCACCATGCTTTTGAGTGTATGGGCGAGCCACTCGCACGCGATTTCGATGCGCAGATGTTTTCCCGCTACCGAGAAAAACGGTTAAAGGGTGAGTATGCCCGTTCAAACAGAGTGAAAGAGGTATCACCTCGCACGCTAAATCTTGAGCTAGCCTACTTCCGGGCAGTGTTCAATGAGCTGAACCGCCTCGGAGAATGGAAGGGGGAAAACCCACTTAAAAATATGCGCCCTTTCCGCACTGAAGAAATGGAAATGGCCTGGCTAACTCACGACCAAATTTCGCAACTGCTCGGAGAGTGTAAACGTCATGGCCACCCTGATTTAGAAGCAGTGGTAAGAATCTGTCTCGCCACTGGCGCACGGTGGTCTGAGGCCGAAAGTCTGAGAAAAAGCCAGCTTGCGAAATACAAAATCACATACACCAACACGAAAGGCAGAAAAAACCGCACCGTTCCAATCAGCAAAGATCTCTATGAGTCTCTGCCAGATGAAAAAAAAGGGCGGTTGTTTAGCGATTGTTATGGCGCGTTCCGGTCAGCTCTGGAAAGAACAGGCATCGAACTACCGGCAGGACAGCTTACCCACGTTTTGCGCCACACCTTCGCCAGTCACTTTATGATGAATGGTGGTAATATTTTGGTCTTGCAGCGCGTGCTCGGCCATACCGACATAAAGATGACTATGCGATATGCGCACTTTGCACCTGACCATCTAGAAGATGCAGTAAAATTCAACCCACTAATAAATCTAAGTCAGCTTGACTACCACAAAAAATAATCACGATAAATTAACATCGACTATAAGGATAAATAAAATGGATGCGAAAACAAACACAACAAAAAAATACATTTTAAATCTTGAGGCATTAAAGCCGGGAGATATCATACTTGAGCATGGTTACAAACCACATAGTTTAACAATTATGAAAATTACAGGTAGCCATTATTCTCACGCCATGTTATATGAAGGCTCAACAATAATTGAGGCGACATCGAGTGGCGGAGTTTTTAGTAAAGTTCCGAATAGATTTGCAGTTGTAAACCAAAATGATTTAAAGGTACTTCGACTTGAGAAAGAGATTTCCCCACAAGACATGGAGAGTATCACAATAAGAGCAAGGACTTTGATAGGGTCAAGTTACGATAAATCTGAGGCAGTTAAGGCAGGAAGGAAAAAGAAACCCGCTCAAAAAAAATCCAATGGACAATTTTGCTCTAGATTGGTAGCACAATGCTATAACAAAGCTGGAATAAAACTTGTTGAAAGCATTAATTACTGCTCTCCCGCAGATTTAGAAAAATCACCTTTGCTGACAGAAGTTGAAAATGCTGTCAAAGAGGCATCCGAGGCCGAGTTAGCTCACGCGCTAGCACCAAGCATTCATACGCAGCATCTCAAAAGTTCGGTCGAATGGGTTAAAGCCGCAAAAAAAATTCTCAAAAAGTCAGGGGTTGAGGCTGAAACCATTAATGATATTTACAGTGCGACTCTTAACCTGAGAAACCCTAAAGTTGACAAATTAATATTAAAAGAGATTAAAGCATCCGGGCATTATGATTTTTACTTAGAGGATAAAAAAGTCAATCCATTTAGATACGATATAACTAAGTTCGCCGAAAAAATCGGAGATGATATTGATGCAATAGATGCTGAAATATATAAAGAGATATCAATTGTAAAGGTTCAGTCCACGAATTTGAGCAATGTTAAAGAGTATTATAAAAATTACCCTAGTTGTCTCATGGCTGCGGAAATTGATTTGTACACAGGAATATTAAATATCACCAATGAAAGATTGAAGATTATTATTGAGCATTGTTATAATAATAATTTAACACCAGAACTCCTTACAACAGCCCTGAGCATGATTAACTATATTGATAACCTTTAAAAAAGATAAACCACTAATAAAAATTAATCGAGCTTGAAGTTTCGTAATTATCAAGCATTTTGAACGTTGACTTACGCAAGTTCGGCCCAATGTGAATGGCGATAAAGTGGCGGTGGAAATGGCGAATAATTGGTAATCATTGGCAAACAATGGCAATCTATGTCAATGATAAATAAAGCAAACTATTGATTTTCGGTTGTTATGATAGGAACTCATAATCGCTTGGTCGTTGGTTCAAACCCAACAGGGGCCACCAAATTTTAGCTTTAAAATCATATAATTAAGTCACTCGAAAGAGTGGCTTTTTTGTTTCTGAATTTTAAAATGGCACCACAAACCACTGAGCAACGCGCATGGCTTAGCGTGTTGTCGCTATCCCATTAAGAGGATAAAAAGTCCGTTATAACGCAGGGAAAATTTGCGCTTACGCTAAAACAGATAGCATTCTGCATTAGCAAAATATTGCTCAGAGCATCTCGGGCAGCCCATAACCGCCGCACTCCTGTTGACTTCTGTCTAACTACGCAACGTAGTCTTGAAATATCTTTCATTCCTGCAATGCTGGAATTCATACTACTCACGATAAATGTAACAACACAGTTCAATTTCCGAAAAATAACCATAGCCTGCGCCAGCTGATCGTAATCAACGCGTTCCTCCCCCCGCTCTTATATATAACCCGCTGACTTACAAAAAGGATGAAATGATGAAAATACGGGATATATCAATCAGTACCTGTCTGGCACTGTTATTAATGGGTTGCGTAGCTAAACCACCCATGACGACGGAAAATGAAAGAGGCCGCCGCGTTTGCTTTTAATGTCGATGCTTCGCAGGTGACAATTTCCGATGCGAGGCAGCAGGATGTGAAAACCAACTTTGTGGTCACCATCGGCAAAACCAGCCATCGCTGCTATGTGACGAAGGCCGCCGAGCCGAAGCTTTACGGGCTGATCCCGCTGGGCGGCGGTAGCACCGTCTCGGATGCCATCTGCGCAGGCGCCAACCCGACGCTAGCGAGCAAAACCTGCGACGCCCTGTCGCAAAAAGCGGGCCGCTGCTGAGCCTTTGCGCAGAAGAAGGCCGCTAACTGCGCATTTAGTCACTTTTTCTGCCGTTTTACCGCGGTCGCTTAGTTCAGCGACCGCACCTGCTGATAAGAATTGAGCCGTTCCCGCAGCGAGGTGAGCCAGACATCCGGCTCCTGACGGCAGATTTCGGTGAGGATCGGCGTCAGCACCAGCTCGGCTTCATGGAAGTCGGTCCACTCCGGCGGCTCCAGTGAAAAAGGATCGTTCATCAGCCAAATCACCATCGGCGTCCAGGCGCGCGGATCCAGTTGCAGATAATCCTGACAGCGCATCATATCTCGGGTCCGCGCCTCATCGGGGACGACATCCTTTCCCACCGCGGCGCTACTCATTGCCAGTACTGTTATTCCTGCCAT